GTATAGTATACAGTAAACCATGTTTTTAAGTGGTTTACTGTTTTATACAAACAAATTTGTTTTAGGCACCGCAAAAACGTAAATTGTAAATTTAACAGGACCAAGAGTAACGATAATCTACTTTAGTATTAGATGTATAGGTACTAGTTTACGTTACTCTGATTCGGAAACTTATTCCTCTCCAAACTGACAAAAAGGACCAAATGATTTATTACCCAATTACCAATCGTGACTTACTGCGCAGTGTTATGGCTCGGGTACCTGCTGCTGGTGTAGTTTACCACGATGAACAATTGCAACGTTTTCAAGCAGATGCGGCCCTGGGACTGTGCAGTTTGACCATTGTACGTGAACCAGAAGTAAAAACCGTGCAAACAGTGTATGAACCCGATGGCACTAGTAGAACAGTGGTGACCACTGTGCAGCATCACCATGTGGAAGTGCAGTATTCAGATCCAGAAGATGAATTTGAAGTAAAGTTGAGCATTACTTCATTGCCTGTGAGGGCTAAATAAACTTGATAATAATAATTCCAACTCGGAACTTATTGCTATTTGAGTTTCTCCTAACTCTGCTGTGTTATGAGGCCATTGTGGCACAGCACTGAAAAGCCCCGTGGTCGGACATTGGGGCTTTTCTTTTTGAGTTAAATACTGCTTTAGGAGAAACCCATGCTAATTCAAGATCTCACAGACTATCAAGTCCGAGCCACTGCTCAATGGCAAGATGCAGACCAAATCCGTTTGTGCTTCCAACGTGTCAGCACAGTACAGCCCTATGCTGACATAGAGTTTTACTTCACAGTACCAGAACTGCAACTGTTGATCTCAGTTCTGTCAGAAGTGCTAGAAGGCTAAGTAAAGGAACACGATATGAAATTCCCACAAGAAATTATTGATCGTTTAATTACGGACACAGATATTGTAAAAGGCCTATCAGGATTGATTCGAGCCACAACAGGTCTAGTAAACTGGATCTTAATAACAACAGTCGTAACTGGCATATACCACACTGTAATAGAAGTGGGCAGCTGGTTCCGTTGAACACATAAGGAGCCACTATGGCAGCAGGATTATTAAACATTCTTCTAGAGGAAGGCAGCACCTTTACTAGAATCATCACAATTGAAGGTGCACCAGGCACACCCGTCGACATCACAGGTTATACGTTTGCTGCCAAGATGAAACGCAACCTAGCTGATGCAGTGCCAGCTCTGACATTCGCAATTGGAGTATCAAATGCCCCAGCAGGACAAGTGCTATGGACTGCCACAGCCGCACAAACTGCTGCACTTGCTCCACAGGTGCATTTCTATGATGTGGATATGACTCATGGCGGAACAACAACCAGGATCCTTGAAGGACAAGCCTGGGTCAGCCCAAGTGTAACCATTTAAGGAACCCGTATGACAGTACCACGTATAGTTGTTAATGAAGAATTAGAAATCAAACGCATCGCCGTGACGGCAGAGAATGAAAGCATCACAGTAGTGATTGCTGAAGCAGCCGCAGGCGTATCCAGTGTGAACGGCCAAACTGATGTTGTGGTGTTGAACACAGACAATATCACAGAAGGTGTAGATAATCTATATTTCACAGCAGAACGCTTTGCTGAAGAATCAGACAATCTAAATCTTGCCACAGAAGGTTATGTTGATGCCACAGTGTCCTCAGCCATTGATGCAGTCACTGGTGGTGCTGGTGCTGCTTTTGACACACTAAAAGAAATTCAAGATGCAATGGCCACAGATGCAGAATTGGCCACAGCCATTACTGGACTAACACACAGTGGCATTGCTGGTAATTTACCAGTGAGCAAATTGAATAGTGGTACAAACGCAAGTGCTGGTACATTCTGGCGTGGTGATGGAACATGGAGTGTGGGTGTTGCTGGACCCAAAGGTGACACAGGCGCAACTGGCGCAACTGGTGCAACTGGAGCACAAGGTGCCACAGGAGCCACAGGTGCTGCTTCAACAGTGCCAGGTCCAACAGGACCCACAGGTCTACAAGGCATCCAAGGTATCAAAGGTGACACAGGAACTGCTGGAGCAACAGGTGCAACAGGCGCAACGGGTCTAACTGGTCCAACGGGTCCACAAGGTATTAAAGGCGATACAGGAACTGCTGGAGCTACAGGCGCCGCCGGCGCAACTGGCCCACAAGGTATCCAGGGTATTAAGGGTGATATTGGTGATACAGGTGCTACAGGTGCAACTGGACCACAAGGTATTCAAGGCCCAGCAGGTGCTGATGGTGCTACTGGACCACAAGGTATTCAAGGTATCAAGGGTGATACTGGTGCTACTGGTGCTACTGGTGCTACTGGTGCTACTGGTGCTACTGGTCCAGCAGGCAGCACCGCAAGTGTTGCCAATGGTGTCGACTTGGCAGTTGATGGCTCCGGTAATATCTATGTTAAAAGCATTCGTGATGCTACTCGAGTTAAAGGTGCATTTGAAGCCACACGTAATGACTCTTATGTGTTTCCCCCAGCCACTAGTAGTTTAGCCAGTGGTAATAATGGATTTGATGTAGCAAGTTCAGGACCTGATGCAGCTGGCCCTTTAGGTTACACTGCTGGTTTCTCTATCTCCCATTATTATGGTGATACCTCAGCTGGTTCCAGTGTTAGCCCATCATTTACTACAAGAACAGCAAACGGCACCAATAGTGCTCCGACTGCTGCTCTAAGCACCAACGTAATGGGTTCATATAACTTTGGTGCGTATAGTGGAACTGACTTTGCTTCAGTTGTAGGAACTACAAACGGTGGTGGCGGTCGAAATGTAACACATCCATTACAAATGCAGGGTTATGTTAACCAGAACTTTACTGAAGGCACAATTAGTTTAGCAACCACTGCCACTACACAACAAAACTTGGTTTTGACTACTGTTGTATCCGCTGGTTCAGGTGTATTCACAAACACCAGTGCTGATGTGCGTCAATATGATGTGGTGCGTGTGACTGGAACATTAACTGGCACAATGACATTCCCAGGTTATGCATCAGGTAACTTGTATTATGTCACTGCTGGTGCAAACCCAACTACTACATTTACACTTGCTGCTGCACAAGATGGAACGCCTATTGCCACAGGGGCAGGAACCACAACTGGCTTGACATTTACTCGTCATCGTAGTTTAATCACTTTTGCCACACAAACTAATACTCCGTTTGGTCCAGGTGGTTTACTAACAGTGGCTGGTTTAACTCCTGCAGGTTATAATGGCAACTTCCGTATAGTATATGGCACAACAACACAGGTTGGTTATGGAAACTATCAGACTGGCACAACACAAACTGTTGCTGGCTCTGTAAGTCAATATAATGTCACTGCTGGTGGTGCTGGTTTCCGTATTCGTGGATTTCCAAGCAGTGTTCCATATAACACAAGTAATCGTATCAACTTTATTGATGCCAATGCAACTAGTGCCACTTATCGTAGTGATGCTTTTACATGGCAAGCTGCTACCAGCACATTCAACTACATGCAATTAACCGCAGCAGGTGCAACATTTAATACTGGTGGTATCACTATCAAGGACCTGGCTGGCACAAGCACTTACATGACACTTGATATCTTCAAGTCAGCATTCACAGTGCCAGTTGGCCTGCCAGTTAAAACTGCCGCACAATGGCGTGCAATTACCGGTGCTGCGGGTTATACTGTTTCAGTAAGTGACAGCCCCACAGCAGGTGGTAGACCAGCGTTCTGGGACACAACAAATGCTCGTTGGAGTTATGTCAACGATCTAACTGCGGTATAAACCATGGACGCACCACAAGAAAAACGTGGGCCCGGCAAGCCTAAAACAGTTGTAGACCTAGAGTTGGTCTACAATTTGGCCAAATTGCACTGCACCAATCGTGAGATTGCCAGCTTGGTGGGCTGTCATGTTGACACACTGCAAAAGCGTTTTCATGACTTATTGGACAAAGGGCGTGATGACGGTAAGATGACTCTACGCCGTTCATTATGGGATCTTGCACTCAATGGTAAAAACGTTACTGCAATGATTTGGTTAAGTAAACAGCATTTGGGATTTAGTGATCATCCTGTCAGTACGGATGATAAGAAACCGTTGCCGTGGAGTGATGATGAACCAGAAACAAAGTTCATTGAAGTAGATGCAGATCAAGTTGACGGTGAACAAGTGGATGAAGTAGAAATAGAACTAACATACGCTGCCCATGACCAAATTAAAGAAAACCTCAACTCCACATTTAGAACGTTCGGAAGTTGATGATGTAATTGCTGTGTCAGCCCAGGATGTTCGGGCTATACGGCTTGCACAATACACTGCTAGGATGCAGCGTTTGTTAGAAGTGAAAGCAATACTAGAAAGAGAACTTGGACGTGACAACGATTGACAGCACTGAAGCAAGATTAAACACACATGAAATTTTGTGTGCTGAACGCTATAAGGGGATTGAACTTCGTATGGACAACATTGAAACACGAATGGATAGTATCAGTGCTGACGTCAAAGAACTTAAACAAACTAATGACAAACAATTTGGTGAAATTAAAAGTATGTTGAGTTCAGCCAAAGATGAAAAGTTCAAAGTAATGGTCACTGCCACTGCCACAGTTATTGTAGGATTACTGGCAATGCTAGGTTATGTAATCACACACGTACCAAAATAAATGCCGAAATTAGAAAATTATGATGACACCCGGCACCCGCTTACGCCTGCGGCTGCGGCAAGTCTTGCTACTCGTAATGAAAATATTAACCGTAATGATAGCACTACCAACGATGCGGCTGTTGCTGTTGCTGCCACAGCCCACGCAGGTGCTGCGACTGCTAGTTCTGGTGTTGAGAGTCAAGTAGCCAACACCAATACAGATTGGATCAATAACAGATGGCGCCCAGTATCTGGTTGGACATATCTGGCCATTTGCATATTTGATTTTATCGTTGCTCCTGTACTATGGAGCTTGATACAAGCCCAAGCACATGGTGTTGTCAGCACACAATGGCAACCACTAACACTGCAAGGTGGTGGACTTGTGCATGTGAGCTTTGGTGCACTACTGGGTATTACCAGTTGGGGCAGAAGCCGTGAAAAGTTAGAAGGTAAAGCCTAATGCCATTATCAGTCCCACAGGCTACCATTGCCAATGACTCAAGACGTTTTAGAACTGCAATTTGCGGAAGACGTTTTGGAAAGAGCCATTTGGCCATGCGTGAGTTATCACGTTTTGCTGCCACACCAGACAGTTTGGTTTTATACTGTGCGCCAAGTTATAGAATGGCCAAGAACATTTTATGGCGCCCATTAAAAAAGAAATTGTTATCATTGAATTGGGTAGCCAAGATCAATGAATCAGAATTAAGCATTGAATTGGTCAATGGCAGTATCATTCAACTGCGTGGAACTGAAAACTATGACAGTTTACGTGGAACAGGTAATACATTTATTGTGCTGGATGAGGCTGCAGACATGAATCCAGAAGTATGGTATGAAGTACTGCGTCCAACACTGTCAGACACAGGTGGCTCTGCATTGTTTCTAGGCACACCTAAGGGCATGAACTGGCTCAAAGACATTTACGATATGGCTCGAGTAGAACCTGAAGCCTGGGCCAGTTTCCAATATTCCACTCTGGAAGGCGGCAACGTGCCAGCAGCAGAAGTTGAATCTGCTCGTCGAGATCTGGATGAAAAGACATTCAGACAAGAATATATGGCCACGTTTGAATCCTATGCTGGTTTAATCTACTATGGCTTTGGTGAACATAACATTGGCCCTACACCTGACATTGAAGCCAAAGATACTCTATTGGTGGGACTAGATTTTAACGTTCAGCCACTTTGTGCTGTTGTGGCCACACGCAAAGACAATCATTTGTATGTGCATGATGAAATTTGCATTGATGGTGCTTCAACGCACGACTTGATTGAAGAAGTTGGACGCCGTTGGCCAGGCCACCGTGTTGAAGTGATGCCGGACGCTTCCGGTGCCCAACGTCGTACCAGCAGCACCACAACTGACCACATTATTTTACGCAATGCACAATGGCGTGTGAATGTGGGTAGAATTAACCCTGCTGTGGTAGATCGTATTGCCGCAGTAAATAGTCGCTTGAAAAGCACAAATGGCCAGGTGCATGTGACAATAAATAAAAACTGTAAACGCTTGATCAAAGGTTTAACTGCTCAAGTGTATAAAGAAGGAACACGCTTACCTGAGAAGGGTGGCACAAATGACCTGAGTCACTTGAATGATGCTTTTGGATATTTGATAAATTGGTATTGGCCAATCAAACGTGATGTAGATACAAGTGCTCAACCACAGAGTTGGTCACACTTTTAAAGGAACAACTTATGTTGACGATAGAACAATTAAAACAAGTGCATAGCACTTATGCCAAACATGTGAGCACTTGGGACTATTTGGCCCGTTCATACGCTGGTGGCACTGAATACAGAATGGCTGGATACTTACGCAAGTACCTTAATGAAGACCAAGCCCCTGGCGGTAACCAATATGCGCAACGCTTGATTGCCAATGCACTTGATAATCATGTGCAAACAGTTGTGAATGTGTATCGCAGTTATATCTTCCGCACTGTGCCCACACGTACTTTGGGATTGATGGGCGAGTTTTACGGTGCTGAAGACTTTATTGATGACTGTGACTTAGATGAAACAGAATTAGACGACTTCCAACGTTCAGTAAGTGATACACTCAGCATTTACGGCACAGCCTGGATCTGTGTGGATCGTCCTGCTTACCAAGCAAAAACTCTTGCTGAAGAACAAGCCCTGGGCATTCGTCCTTATGCTTCAATGTACACACCAATGCAGGTATTAGATTGGAACTATGAACGTGATGTTACCGGACGCAGTGTGCTGACTTATGTGAAGATTCGTGAAGCCAGTTATGACAAGTATGATGTTATTCGTGTTTGGACACCAGAAGTAATTTATGAATATGAAGTTGAACGTGATGAAAAGGCTGTGACCGTACGTTCAAGTGGCGATATCAACACACAACCAGTTAGTTCTGTTGCCAACTTAAACTACACACGCATTATCAAGCGTTCAGAATATATCAACCCCATTGGTATTGTGCCAGTGTTTTGTGCTTACAACGGTCGCAAGGTATTACCAGGCTATGCTGTGAGTGATATTGAAGACGTTGCTGATCATCAACGTATGATTTACAATTTGACTTCTGAATTGGATCAGAGTATTAGAATTTCAAGCCATCCGAGCCTGGTCAAGACCGCCACCACTATTGCTGCTGCAGGTGCAGGTGCTATCATTACAATGGATGATTCATTACCTGGCGATATGAAACCATACTTGCTACAAGCATCTGGTGCAACTATTGCTTCTATCCTGGCAGCAATTGAATACCACAAAACTGCCATTGATCGTTTGACACACTTGTCAGCCATTCGTGGAGAGAAAACACAATCAGGTGTGGCCACTGAAGCAGACTTTTTGGTTCTAAATTCACGCCTGGCTGACAAAGCCGCACGTTTAGAACAAGTTGAAAAGAAAATGTGGAACTTGTTCTTCAACTGGCAAGGCACTGAAAAGAGTGAAGACTTTGAAATTTCTTATGAAACCAGTTTCTCATTGCGTGATAAGCAACGTGACTTAGATCAGTTGGCACAAGGCTTGGGCTTAGTTGATAATCCATTGTATCGTCAAGCAGCACAGCAAGCCATTGTTGGCATTACATTGGAAGATGACGAAGTCATTGAAGTAATTCAACAAAGTATTGTGGTCACACAGGATCCAGACGGCGTAGGTCGTGGTCTGATGCTGCCTGGTGAAACACAACCTAGCTTAGGTGAAGAACCAGAACAACAAATTATGCCATTGGCTGCAATGATCACAGCAGGTTATTCAACTGCTGAGATTTTGGCAATGCACCCCGAAGTAGATGTTGAAACCATTGATGAATTGCGTCATGCAATTTAAGGTACAGCATAAAGGCTAAATAAACGCACGGGGACTAGCCCCATAATAACTTAGGAGTGTCTACTGTGGACCAAACAACAGGAAATGTAGGTGCAGGCGCTGATGGGCAGCAATCGCAAGAACCTACCGTAAACCAAATAACAACCCAGGCAAGTAATGAAAAGACTTTTACTCAAGATGAAGTAAATTCTATCATTACTAAAAGACTTAGCCAGTTTGAAAAGAAATATTCAAATGTTGACGTGTCAGAATATCAGGAACTTAAAGCCCTTAAAGAGCAACAAGATACTGAAGCTGCATTAAAGCGTCAAGAATTCGATAAAGTTCTTGGACAGGTTAAGACAGCCGCAGAACAAAAGATTTCTGCGTTACAGAGAGAACTTGAGACTATCAAGATTGATGGCGCCCTAATTGCTGAAGCAAGCTCACGTAAAGCTGTTGCACCTGATAAGGTTGCAGCACTACTGAGAAGCCAATTGAAATTGGCACAAGATGGGAAAGTAGAAGTCGTAGATAGTCAGGGGAATGTTCGTTATAACGCTGATAAAGCAACGCCGTTGGGCCTTGGTGATTTGGTAGACGAGTTCCTTAAGGAAAATAGTTTCTTTGTAGCCGCAGGTCCTGCTGGAAGCGGATCACGTAACGCAGGTCAAGAGGCCAGCACTACAAATGTTGATCTTTCGTCATTGGATATGAAAAAAGCGGAACACCGTGAACTCTATCGCAAGATGAAAGCACAACAAGCAAATTAATTTAAAGGAAATACATAATGTCTAACACAAGTACATTGAACAGCGAATTATTCGCAAACCTAGTCGTAGAAGCCCAGATGGCTGCTTACGAGCAATCAGTTATCCGTCAAATTGCCACAGTTTTTGATGCTCCAGTTAATGCTGGTAAAGTTTTACAAGTTCCAGTATGGGGCGCAGTTACTGCCGCTGGCTTGGTTGAGGGTTCGGCTGCTAGTGCTGCCAACACAGGTACAAACCAAGTTGAAATTACTCTAAGTGAAATTGGTGTTTACCACCAGATCACTGACATGTTGCGTGACAGTTCATACAGCAACGTTGCTGCACAATTAGGCGATGCTTCTGGTCGTGCTATTGCTGAAAAGATGGATGCTGATGCATTTGCTTTGTTCTCAGACTTCACTGGCGAAGCAGGTCCAGGCGCTGGTCAAGAACTAACAGCCGCAAACATCATGAAGGCTGCTGCAATCTTAAAAGGTCGTAAAGTATCTGGCCCATTGTTTGCTGTTATTACTCCAGCACAGGCCTATGCATTGAAGAGTGCTTTGACAGCTACCAATGCTTACACAGCAAACACAAATGCTGGTAACCGTGCATTAGATGGCTACTACATTGGTACCATCGGTGGTGTTACTATTCTTGAATCTGCATTGATTACTCCTACTTCCAATACTGCTGTTGGCGCTGTATTCAGCCCAATGGGTATCGGTTCTGCAATGCGTGGTACAATCAGCTACGAAGCAACACGTCAAGCACAAAACCGTGCTACTGACTTGATGTTGACTGCTGTTACTGGCCAAGCAATCTTGCAAGCCGGCTTTGGTGTCAAGTTGACAGCTGACTCCGCAGTTTAATGGAACACTGGGGATTAGATGACTAATCCCCAATTTAGGAAAAAATTATGCCTTTTGCAACAAATAGCGATTTAGTAAAATACTATCCAAATGCCATGGACCATGGTGTTGCGGATTGGACTAATGAACTTGACCTGGCGCAAGGTGACGTTGAGACATTGGTCAAGATTCGTTGGTTTAACATTGAATTTGGTGGTGGTAATCGTAATAGATTTAATCCAGCAAGTCCACAGTTTAATGCTAGCCTGTTATCACCAACTCAATGGTCCCGTGCCACAGTTTATAGAGCATTGGCCTGTTATATCCTACCAAAGTTATCAACATTTAGACCTGAAGGCGATGCATTTCGTGAACAACTTGCTTTCTTCCAATCTAGATTTGATGAAGAATTTAACCTACAGGTTAGTTCTGGTGTAGAATATGACTTGAACGATGATGGGGTAGTGGCTGCTAATGAAAAGCATGCCATCGCACAAGATAGGTTATATAGATGAGCCAACGTGAACTGATTGTACAAAACATCATGGGAACACTCCGTGATCAAACTGTGGTGCGTTTAAATCACGTCACACGAGATCCTGGGTTTGAATTAGCAGATCTTGCTAATACAGCATTTCCTGCGGTGTTGGTGCAGTCGGGGAACGATTCACGTAATTCAATCACACAAAATGGATTGAATGCAGTGAGACAAGCTGTCATGGAAGTATCAATTACTGTATGGACCAATACACTGAAAAGTGTGGATACCATACATAATAACTTAATGGCAGACATTGAAACAGTACTGGAAGTTGATCCCACAAGGAACAGACTTGCAGAAGATACTGAGTTGGTAAGTGTATTGACCGGGACTGGTGATGTAGCCCCTTATCAAAGTTTTACTATGGTATTTGAAATCCCATATTTGTATACAAAAGGCAACCCTTAAAGGAATAAGACAATGAGTGCAATTTCAGGACGCAATGGCGTTTTAAAAATGGTTCTTCCAAGTGTTTCTGGTGCAGACGATGCAGCAGTTGGCGGAACTAAAGTTATTCTAGCAAACTTAAAAAGCTGGACAATTGATACTGCCGCAGACAGTTTAGATACTACTGCAATGGGCACAGCAGGCAACTATCGTACATTTGTTTCAGGTCTAAAGACTTGGAGCGTAAGTGCTGATTTCTTGTATGATGATGCTGCTGAAGTAACAGTAGGTGCTGATGGTAACCAATTTGCCGCAGGCGAAATCGTTTACTTGTTCATCTACCCTGATGATGACGCAGCAAGTTCTACAGTATGGAGCGGTAAAGCAACTGTTGAAAGTTTAAGCGTAACTGCTGCTTTTGATGGCTTAGTTGAAGCATCAGCTAGTTTTGCATCACGTGGTGCATTATCTAAGACTGTGGACTAAGGAGCTACCATGGCTGTTCATACTGGAAGAAACGGCCTGGTTAAGATGACCCTGGCCAATGCTGATGGAACTACGCCTAGTGCGTCCGAACCACTCACTGGCTTAGGGACATTACGTTCATGGAGTATTAACCACAGCTCAAGTAACGTTGATGTGACAACTATGACAACCAGCACCACAATCTATACTAAAATGATTGCTGGTGTTAAAAGTTGGAGTAGCTCACTGTCAATGTTATGGGATGATGCAGATACAACATTGACCAGTGGCAATTTAGTGCCAGGACGTTATGTTAATATTTGGATTTACCCAATGGGCAGTGCCGATGTTTATAGTGGCATTGCCATTATTGACAGCATTGATCGTAGTGCAAGTCATGATGGTGTTGTTGAAATGTCAATCTCATTGACAGGACACGACACACTCAACTTGAATCAATAACTATGGCTAACTCTGCTAACCAAACACGCAGACAACTAGCCCAAGAAATCTCAGGAGATCTTGGGCTCTTCAATGACCAATTGGTCAAAGACCTAAGAAACGCAACACCAAAAAGAACTGGTCATGCTGCTGCCAGTTGGCAAGCAACAGCCAGTGTCTCCCCTGATAAGTATAACAGCGTAGTTTCAACAAACACTGTGCCATACATTGAGCGACTCAATCAAGGACACAGCAAGCAAGCACCAGCTGGCTTTGTAGAAATTACAATTGAGAAAACATTAGGGAAATTTAACAAATGAGCAAAATTTTAGACAATGCAAAATCGCATTTTAAAGAACTACTAAGTGCAGGATTACGCGGCCCAATTCACGTGCCAGAATGGGATGCCAATATCTACTACAAACCAGCAACCAGTTTCAATCAGGAAAGCAAGATTATTGAATTAACATCTCAAGGCAAACAAGTTGAAGCATTAGTCACTGCACTTATCATGCGTGCCTTGGATGCTGATGCCAAGCCATTATTCAATAAAGCTGATCAACCAGATTTGATGAGAGCAGTTGATCCCAATGTCATTATGCGTGTAATGGCAGAAATGAATGATCCAGAAAGCAAAGAAGCTGCTGAGGAAGCACTAAAAAACTAAGTCAGGATAGGGAACTTCAGTTTATATTCTTTTTATCGTATGAACTAAAAAGACCTATCCAAGAAATCATGAACATGAGCATGCTGGAAATTGCAGCATGGGGCGAGTGGTTTAAGTGGCGAGAAGATGAAAACAAACGTGCGATGGAGAAAAGTCGTACTAAGAGGTAAAGGGCACTCGGGTGCCTTTTTCCTTGAACACTAAATAACCCAGTAAAGGAGCCCTTCAAATATGGCCAGTTATGATATTATAGTAAAACTTGTTGACCAGACCAAAGCCGCAATGGCTGGCATACAAGGTGGTTTAAAAAACATTGAATCACAATCTAAAAAGACAAATGATGCACTTGGTAATATGGGCAATGTTGTCAACACCATTGCAAGTGGTATTGCTGCACTTAAAATTACAGATTTAGCAAAGAACTTTGGTGACTTAGAAGTTCGTGTGCGTGCTGCAAGTGGTTCAGGTGCACAAACAGCGCAAGTCATGGGCTATCTTGCTCAGAATGCCAATAGGCTAGGTGCAGATCTAAATGATGTAACTGCTGCCTTCACTATTTTAAGAGCACAAGGCATTGATGCAAGTTCAAAGAGTTTAGATGCTTGGGCAAAACTAGCAGTTGTAAGTGGGACTTCTGTAGAACGTATTGCAGATGCAGTTGGCAATGTATACCAAGGACAGTTTGGTAAGATTAGCAAAGCAACTGAAGATTTAATTTCAGTTGAAGAACGTGCTGGTTCAATCTTTGTCAAAGCAGCAGGACAACAAATTGCAGTAGTAGGTACATATGGTCAAGCAGCAGATGCAATTAAAACATACGCAACACAAAATGCTGCATTCGCAGATGCATTTGAGCGTAAGACCAACACCATAACGGCGGCTTGGAACCGTTTAAAGAACACAGTAAGTGGCAATGTTCAATTGGGCAACATTGACCAAGGTATTTCAAAATTGATTGATGGCTTTACAAAACTATTAAATGGATCCGGAGTGCTGGGTAAAGCACTGGATTACATTGCCAAAGCAATCAACTTCTTAGGCGACAATATTGAAACAATTACCACAGTTGTTGAAATATTAGGTTCAATCTTCCTGGTAGGTAAACTATTTCAAGGTATCAAGTTAATTGGTACATTGGTATTGAGTCTAGGTAATTCACTTCGCAGTTTAGGTTATATTTTTACAGACCTAGGCAGTGTGTTTGGTGGTATGATTCGAACACTTATCACACAGTGGAAAAGTTGGTACACACAAATCACAGGTGCAGCACAACCAATCCTGGGTATATTTGATGCGCTGACTCGTGGCTTATTTGTCACACTTGGTACATTGGTCAAAAACATAGGCACAATTCTTAAAGGCTTGGCAGCACCATTTACGATTGTGCTGGGCTATATCTCTGGATTGTTTGATCCAATCTTGGACAAAGTATCACAATTGTATGAAGGTGCTAAAAACTTATTGGGTATTGGCAGTAAAATTCCAGCAGCCGCACCTACATCACCAGCAGCCTCAGCATTGCCACCATTACCAGAGACTCCAGCAGCAGCCGCAGGCACAAACAATCCAGATGCCAAACTTGGTCCCATTGCAATATACATTCGTGGCATTAGTGAAGGCATTGCACAAGCAAAGGCTGAAGCAAAGGCACTTGGCCCTGTATTAGATCGAGCATTAAAAACAGGCAATTTAGACCTGGCAAGTGCTGCATTCAGTGAACTATCAAGTCGTGCTGAGAAGTTAGGTCAAGTTATACAAAAAGATGCAGCATTAATTCAACGTGATTATGGCATCGCAGTTAGCAAGACTACAGAAGACCTACGTAGATTAGAAATCGAACTTGCCAATGACAGTATTACTACAAAACGATTCAACAATGAGCTAGCTCAAAGCGGATTAGAATTATATGCCCAATCACTTAGATTAAGCGATAGTGCATTAATGACCAAGAAGTTTAATCAAGAAACTCAGCAAATTAATCTGGGCTTGATGGAAAACGCAATGAAGTTAAAAGACGCTGCTTATCAACAAGATGTCTTTACCCTAAGTATTAATAAGAATCGACAAGATATCACACAGCAAAAGATCACTTTAGATTTATTGAGCTCAAGTTATTCTGCAGGCACAATTTCTCTGCTTGAGTATGCGGCTGCATTGGGCCAGGTTGATGAGTATTTGTTAAGTTCAACAGACCAACTAAACAAAGCACTGGGCGGTGCACAACGTGAAGTGTCTATTACCACAACAAGAACAAAAGCCTTAGAAGAACTCAATGCCAAGTTCAAGTCAGGTGCTGTGAGTGCTAAAGAATATGCAGCAGCAGCAAATACCCTGGGTGGCGATACTGCCAACATTGAACGTATGGTAAACACATACGGCAAAGCAAAAGATCAAATTGTACTTGACAACGAGTTTATTAAGAAAAGCATCTCTGGTGCTGCCAACACATTCTCAACTGAGTTTACAGATGCCATTATGAAAGGCCAGTTCTCATTAAACTCATTCAAGAACTTTACAACCAATATTCTAAATGATGTTGCACAACGTATTATTAAACGTCAGTTTGCTGATCCAATTGCCACTTATTTGGAACAAATGGCCATGAATACATTTGGCAAAGGCGGTATTATTCCTACCAGTGCCACAGAAGGTGCTGTGACTGCTACAGATTCAATGACCAACATCTTTACTGGTCTGGCTGGCAAGACATCTGAGATTTTCACCAGTATGAGTTCCAGCATTGGTGATATCTTTGGTGGTATGGGCGATAGTTTGATGTCAGGCATGTCAAGTCTGTTTAGTTGGATCATGGACGGTATTGGTTCCATTGGTTCGTCAATGAGCAACATGGGTGGCGGCGGTGGCGGCGGTGGTGGTCTATTTGGTTCCATTGCTGGCATGTTCTCAGGTGGCAGTGGTGGCGGTTTCATGGACAGCATCAGTTCTGCATTTGGCGGTTTCTTTGCTGATGGTGGCTCCCTGGGTGCTGGTCAGTGGGGTATTGCAGGTGAGAACGGTCCAGAGATGATCAGTGGCCCAGCAAATGTTACTCCAATGAGCAGTGGTGATTCTGGGCCTTTGGTTGTTAATTTCAACTTGAATGCTGTTGATACACAAACAGGAACAGAGTTCTTGATTAAGAATAAAGCTGTTATTACCAATGTGATTGAGCAAGCATATAACAGACGAGGACAACGCGGTCCCGTTACCGCATAAATATCGTAAAGGATACATATGGCAGAAAGTTTTCAATGGCCTAATTATGGCGCACAAACAGTGACCATACCAGCCAATTCAATTAGTCAACCAGCAATGATTACTACGCCTGGCAGCAACTATCAAAAGCAGTTGCCAGTTCGTATTGACTTTGGCAGTGAGCATCATGTGGCTGCAGGTGTTGGTTATGTGATTTCTGGCACAGGAATTGTGGGTATGGATGGTGTGCAATTTTACTTGTGGCCAATGAGCAAAACTCAAGTGGAGTTATATACAGATGCAAATCTAACAAGCCCTTATTTTTATAGACCAGATCCGTTCTTTGGAGAAGGCGGTGCAGGAGTAGCATGGGTAGGCAATAACACAGCAGGTCAAGCTGCTATGCCAACAGATGTTATGTTAACTACTGTTGGTGCAACATTGAATATTGGTCCTGTCATCAACCCTGCTGTGGAAACCAGCACTCAAACAGCAGTGGCATATCGCAGAACAATTGGAGGATTAAACCTATGAGCGCAAAACGACAGTATTTTAGTAAATTTGGAGAGCAAACAGCACAGCCAGGTTTTATTTGGGCAGACCCTGCCAGTTTAAGTTTGTCGTCACTTGCTGACAACATTGCTACTGATCTCACTTCTGGTGATGTCGCTGACAGCCGTTTTAAAAGATTATTTGATTCAGGTTCAGCCAGTGCTCAACAAGTATTCAATGGTATTGTAAGTGCAGTTACAGATGGCATTGCTAACTTGCCAGCAAGCCAAAGAACTATTCCAGCAGCTGGCGGGGTATCACAAACACAATCACTGACTGCAACTGCACTCAAATATAATCCAATTGTTTATAACTTAAACAAGTTTTATAAAAGTTATTGGAAGCCAAAATTTGATTCACAAAGCAACGGCACAGTTAGTCCTTATGTGATTCGACGTGAAGCAATAGTCGAAGCAACTTTTGTTGAACATGGTTGCACAATTACCGCAGTGAATTTAGTTGATGGGCGAGTCAGATTGACCAGTAGCGGCAAGCATGGTCTTTATAACAAGATGCATGTTGATCTAAACACAAATAATTTTTATGTGAAAAAGATTGATGCCACCACAATTGAAATGTACGGTGATGCAGAGTTAACTGCACCATTCATATCTATCATTGGGATTAGTCCAGGTGCGTTAACATTGAATTTTACTGAAACTCATCGTTATCGTGTAAATTCATTGAGAGTATATCATTGGGGTGAAAAGAAATACGGGTTTTATAACTCTGGAACTTTTACTCGCACCAATGCTGCACGTTTTGATGGTGCAATTTACACTCCACAGAACTTGGCACAAACTACTATGACCTCATACGATGATCCAGATCAAGGTTATTACAGCCGTTGGCCTTGGTTTACTGTTACAACAAATAGTTCAGGCTACCTAACTGGCATAACACTGGACACAGAATCGCCAGGACAGTATGCCAATCCTGGTTGGAGTTCTACACAAGGCAAAGTAGGCTTGATCAGTATTGGCAATAAAGAAAATGCAGGCTTTATGGCAGCTGGTCCAGATACACAGGCTTTATGGGAAACACCAGGCTATAATTCATCTGGTGACAAGCAATGGCCTACCACAGTGCAAGCAGTGAATGCAACTATTGCCATTGATAGTCCAACTGCTGTGGTACAATCACAAAATGGTCGTGTGTTTACACGTTCTAGTGGCATGCCAACTTATACAGTTAAAATTGCTTACCCGCCAATGACTAAAGAGCAATTTCGTCCTATCTTGGCCAAGATACATCAGGCTAGAGGTCAACATATTGAGTTTCATTTGAATCTGAGTGCAATTGTGCCCAAAGTATTTGCTCGTAGAGGAACTGCACTATCAGACAAATTTGCACCTGTAATCAACTATCCAGGTGGTTCCACTGCATTTAGATTGTATGGCGGTGATGTACTAAAATACAATGCCATAGCAGAAGGTGATTATATTCAAGCACCTGAAATTGGCAATGGTGAAATTGCCGTGATTCCGCATGTGGCACATACCAGTGCCTGGGGCAGTGTAGATGTCAGAAGCACTGTGCCAACATACAGATCAATGAATCAGCCAACCACTTTCTGGACAGGTCAAACCTGGATGGTTGCTACATTAGATTCAGACACTGTGGAAGTTTCGATCAGCACAATTGAAACTTATGGAATTGAACTCACATTCAAAGCAAGGAACTGGTCATGAGCCGTAGTTTAAGTGCAGAACAATTGATTGAAATTGCCAGCCATGCTCAAATGAACTTTGAGCTGTTGGAAGTTGAATGGAGTGTTCCAGGGCAGTCTACTGTGTATTTTAGATTTACAAATGCACCGTGGGAGATTACCACGCAAGGTAAAACTTGGACTGCCTTAGGTGACTTCTTGTCGTTTGATGGTTTAGAAGAACAAAGTGATTTTGCTATTCAGAGTATCAATATTGCACTCAGTGGTTCAAATGAATTGTTTAATTCAACTGCAGATGGCACCTTGACTAAGTTCTTCAATGACAACTATATTGATCGACCTATCCGCATTTATAGAGTATTTTATGATTCAAATCGAATGATTGTGGGTGCTCCTATTTTGATTTTTGACGGGCGTATGAACAAGCCAACTATTTCAACTGATCCAGCAAATGGAACTATTGTTGCAGTAGAATGTTCAAGTCAATGGGCTGACTTTGAAAGACGCAATTATCGTGCTACAAACGATGAAGGGCAACGCTATTACACAAAGGTAGTGTTAGGACAAGCTTCTGAAGATCGTGGTTTTGAATTTGCACACATTACCACAAAAGATCTACGTTGGGGCGGCTAATGTTTGCTGATGCTACTCATACCCGTTTGTGGATGGGATTACACGGCTTTTTATTAATAAAGCGTTTGCAACTACCTGGTTGGGGAGTCAATGACTGCAACTTAATGGTTGCTGATTGGATTGATCAACTAAATGGTACAACACAAGCAGATTCAATTCGTGGCAAATACACAGATGAACGTTCAGCCTTGCGTTTTCAAAAGAACTATACACCAGCACCTGTGTGGTTAACTGAGCAAGGGTATGCAGAATCCAATGCGGCTCTGCAAGAAGGCAACATTGTATTAGTCGAAGATAGAGGTTATTGGAGGGCACATATCATTCATGCTGAACAAGTATGGAGTTGTAGTCCTGTACATGGTGTAATAAATGCACCATTGAGTTCATTGGAAGAACTCAAGGGTAAATACACAACTTGGAGGAAACAGTAATGCCACCAGCAATAGCAATTGGAGCAAGTTTATTTGGGACATGGGCAGTAGGTGCCATTGGCCTAACAGGTATTTTAGGGACTATCGTTGGTGGTTTAATTTCCATGGGGGTTAGTTCAATTGCCAACTCATTGTTTGGCGATAAGTCATCAGGTGGCGGGTCAACTGGTGTAAAGGATTCAGGTATTCTGGTAACAACAGATGGCAACATAAATCCTATCCCAGTTGTATACGGCTCAAGACGAGTGGCAGGTTCTCGTGTTTATATTGCCGCAACAGAAGATAACAAATATTTAGAATTGGTATATGTGATTGCAGAAGGTCCTATTCAAAGTATTGATGCAATTTACTTCAACGGCAATCTTGTTATTAAGGGGCCATTGAATGTGAATGGCAAATTGCCCACAGCACTTGATAAAGTTGGTGGGGACGAAATAAATTACAAAGATTCAGTGTCGGGCGAGTTCCGTCTTGGTAACAATGATCAAGCTGCAATGTCTGACTTGATTAAAAATACCAAGGACTTGGACGGCGGTAAGTGGACCTCAGCACATCGTTTGGCTGGAGTTGCTTGTGTTTATTTGCGTTTAAAATATAACCGTGATGTATTTACTGGTATTCCTGAAGTACAATTTGATGTGTCTGGTCGTAAAATTGCCAATGTCACAAACTTAGCAGCAGCTGACAGATTCTCAACAAACCCTGCTGATGTGATGTATGACTATCTTACTGCTGCTCGCCCTTATAGTAAACGTGTAAGCAAAGACTTGATTGATATTCAAAGTTTTAAAGATGCTGCTGTTTACTGCGATCAGATTGAAGCAGGCATAGGTAATCGTAAGAGATATGAAATCAACGGACACATTGATACAGGCGATAGCATGTTTAATAATGTCAAACGCATACTATCAAACTTCAATGCGTTCTTAGTTGTGTCAAATGGCATTTATAAATTGGTCATTAACAAGCCTGAAACACCAACAGGATTTGTGTTTGACGAATCAAACATCATTGGTAAAATTGACTATGCACTTGGTTCAAAAGAAATGCGACTGAATACAATCAAGTCAAACTTCTTTAATCCAGACTTGGAATGGGCTGCTGACATTTACCAACTTAAAAATGATACATACTACCAGTATGATGGTAATGTAGAGTTGTTGCGTGAAATTGACTTTGCAATGTTGGGGGACCGTAGACGTGCAGGATATATTTCACAAATTATTTTAAACCAAAGTCGTTATTCAGGAACAGTTGCTTTTCAAGCAGCCCCAGAAGCATTCAATGTTGAAGTAGGTCAAGTTGTTGAACTACGACATGAATTTTTGTTTGGTGACACTTCTATGGATCCAAAATACTATCGTGTGATGGGATTAAAATTAAATACAGATACAACTGTGATGGTCACACTGCAAGAATATTCTGCAAATGTATATGCTGTTACTCCAGTTGAAGCAAGACCTCGTGTTGTACGTCCAAGACTACCCAGTGCCAACTATGTTGCACCACCTAGTGGCCCATTAACAGTGGCCAATAGTTCTGTTATTCAAAAGGATGGTAGTGTTACCAGTTCATTGTTGATCACATGGACTGCTGCTACAACACCAGACGTTAGAAACTACGAAGTAACAATCTTTGATTCAGTAACTACCAAATCAGTTATTTTAACAACTGTGAATACACAAATCACATACGAAGGTATTGTTGATGGTAGAAATTATACAGTTGAAGTCAGAACTGTTAATACAAACGGTTCACGTTCAGGAGCACTTGACTAATGGCACAAATTATTGCAAGAACAGGTAACAGAACTGCACCAGGTACAGTCAAAACATTGATAGGTTCGCAGTTCGTAGGCGGTGTGGCTCTGAACTGGACATTGCCAGATGATCGTGATGTGGACTATGTAGAAATTGTCCGAGCACAAAGCAATGATAGAAATAACATTACCGTTGTTGGTAAAAGTTATTCTACAGTGTTCCAGGATATTGCTGATTCAGGTACATATTACTACTGGGTGCGTTGTGTAAACACATCCGGTGTCAAAGGTAATTACTATCCTACCAGTGCTACAGGAGGATTACAAGTTGCAACATATTTGGGTAGCAGTTTGGGTACTAGTTTTCCTGTGGGTGACTTTGGTAACTTTGATAGCATACGAGATGTGTTTAACCCAAATGTTGCAACTGGCCCGCAGCATGATTGCCAATCATTGGATGGTGTAGTTTTAAACATTGATTTAGGCAGCATTAAACCCAGTGTGCTGCTGGGTGACTTTGGATCAATAGTGTATGATGTGGCAGCAGATATCCTTGAAGATTACGATTGGGGCAACTTTACTGCACTAACCTACGCAAGAGAATGTGGAGTGCTTACAGCCTCTGATGTTCCAGTTGCACTTGGAGACTTTGGTTTCATAGAATATCGTGCAAGCGCAGACTTGCTGGCACAATACAACTGGGGCGGTTTCGCAACAGCAACCCTGACCCGCGATTTGGGCTCAGTATAAATAAAGTAAATTAAGGAGCGCATATAATGCCCACAGAAGTCAGATTTCGCAGAGGTTCATCTGCTGCAAACAATTCCTTTACTGGTGCCCAGGGTGAGATCTCTGTTGATACCGATAAAGATACAATTAGAGTTCATGACGGTGTAACAGCTGGTGGCTTTGAACTTGCCCGTGCCAATGGTTCAAACTTGTCCGCCAGCATTGATGCACTTAGTGATGTGGTCATTAACAGTCCAGAACAAGGTAACTTGTTGACACATGATGGCACCAACTGGATCAACTCAGATACATTGACCAACACCAACGGTAACTTTACTGTTGAAAGAACATCAAACGCTACTGGCACCAACTCAGTGCTGCGTATTAAAAAGACACGCACAGATGGTTCATTGGCAACTATTGCACCAGCAAATGCAAATGCCAGTGACCGTGATGGTCCAAGCTTTGGATTTACTATTCAAGGTACTGATGGTGAAAAATATTTTGGTGCAATCCGTGGTGCTTATACACATCCTGTAGGCAGTGAAGCCCCAGAAGCAAGTTTTTCATTCTCAGCAAGTCATGATAACTTTACAACTGGCACTGCATTCAATGGCGCAGTAAGCCGCACTATTGCAGTTATTGCCAAACCAGGTATTGCATTAAATGGTGCTGACTGGGTTCGTATGCCCACAGTTAGTCGTACCAACATGTATGCAGGTATTAATACAACTTTTAATACCAGTTCAAACTATAGTTTTGGTATTGGTTGTATGGTCTTGGTATCTGATTCAAACTCAGATGTGAATGCTCTAGGCTATTCGGGCACTAATATTGATATTACTGCTGCTACGGCCACTGGCACTGCTTACACAATCACAATTGATAACTCAGTTGGTATCTTGCCCGGCGAACGTATCAGTGTTACTGGTGTTACTCCAACTGCATACAATGTAGTAGGTGCCACAGTGGTCGGCGCAACTGCAACTACGCTGACATACACAGGTGCTACCAGTAGCCCTACTACTGGAACAAGTTTTGGTGTTGTTGATGCTGTTGGTAAGCCTTATCAACTAGCAGTTTGGAACGGATATGCTTGGAACTATATTGCTAATGGTAAAGAAGTAACACGCCCAGCTTAATCTGATAATTGTAAGAAAGCCCACTTCGGTGGGCTTTTTTATGGGAATTCAACTATATAATGGTATGACGCCTTTACAATCACTCACTGCAAACAAATGGTATCCACTACAAAATGGTAAGCCATTATATCCCACACCACAAAGTATTTTACGAGCCGCAGTTGGGGCAGGCGATCATACTTTCCTAAGCGAAACTGTCACAATTGATCATATCAGAGCCAGTTGCATTATGCCATTGGGAGTGCCTTTTCAACATTTACTTGAAGCAGTGCCTTGGGGCATGACATATACAACTAAAGAATGGCGTATGCTTATTGTATCAACTGTTGATCCCGTGCGATGGTTAGAGTTAGCTCGTGCATCAGGTGCAAAAGGTTGGTTAAAAGGGCATAGTATGACTTACACTTATAATTGGGAATTGCCTGAATGTGATGAGCATGGTTTAAAGAAGCGCCCACCAAATGCACTTGGTGTTACTGCTCCGCCTCGTCCTTATGATCCAGATAAGAAAACACGCAATAGGGCACCTGTAAATGATAAACCAATTAAAAACTACGATCGTAGAGCCTTGGTGGAGGATTTGCGTTCAGGTACTATGACACAACAGGCCGTTGCCGACCGATATAATTTAAGCCGTATAAGAGTAATTGAAATTGCAAAGCAAGAAGGCTTGACAAGGAAACAACGTGTCTAAGCCATCACCTACAATTATTTTAGAAGAACTAGATGACTTTACAGGGCGTGCCTTACAGGTGTGCGAAGCTGATGCTGTTTATGCAGTTACCTACAAAGGTGAGCCCATACTAATTCGTAATTTTATTAATATTCAACTCACTTATCCTGGGCCCAAATATATCAAAAGCACTTATACCAGTTCTGGACATGCGTTTAACTTGGCTGAAAAATTAAACCAACGTTTCAACTCCACGGACTTTGAAGTTGTACTGATGAAACCCAGCAGGGTTATCAGAGAGCCAACGTGAGCAATCGACGGTAGAAATCGTGAGTTTTGACGGTTTTGTACACAGCACGGACTATGCTACCCCGCTGGTGGCGTTTTTTCTTGTTTTTAGGCGTTGTAAGTCATTGATTTCATTGAGGATTTTTTCGTGTTTTGCAGGTTTTTTGGTGTTTGTAGCAAAAATACAACGGTTTTTCACTAAAAACGGTTGCCCAGAACCCCAAAGTGCCTTATAATAAACACATGGACAGCAAAACAGTGTTCATAACTCAACAAACAAATTGGAGTATATTATGCAAGCAACAATGTTTATGCCAGCAGTGGAACTTAACAAAGCAATGGACGCTATTTGCAATGATGCGTCAAACACCAGTCATTCAGTGGCACAAGCAGATCAACTTGTGATGACACACTTTGCCAACGATGATAGTCTTAGTGGTGGTGGATTTTTTGTTGCTTACTTTAAGA